TAATCTACCTTCCTTTGGTTTTATTGTAGGACCGTTTTCAAAAACTGTCTCACCACCTTCTTCAACATCATTTAGATACCAAAACATTGATAAGAACCTACGAGCAGATGCGTGGTCTCCTACATCAACGTGTTTATCAAAACGATCATCAGTTCCCTTCTCATATTTCTTAACTCTGAATTGTTCAAGAGCAGATTTGATAGGGAAGTATGGTCTACAATCTACATCCTCCATATATTTTTGGACATAGTAATGTGATGATTCAATCAAAGCATTCTGTATCAATCCCCACTCAGACCAAGGAGACACATTGAGATTATGCTCATTGTCATCTATTGCCTGTGTGATATTGAATTGACGAAACTTAGGTAGACCTTTTTGATCTACCTCTTCGTGAATCTGACTACCAAATAATCTAATAACGTTTTTGCAAACAGTATTAGGTAATGTGTAGTCATAAACTTGTATGTAATCTCTGAGTTCCACTAACCGTACGCGAATTCTTTTTGTGCTGCTTCATCCAGTTGTTGCATTATTCCTTCGGTGAAGTACTTGTCAGGATCGGCAAGGATAGCAGAAGGATAAACGGAAGACTCACCAACAACAATCCTATTACCTCGTTTTGTGAAGACTCCATACTTTTCACCCAACTCCAGTAATCCATAATACCTGTCGAGTCCACGTTCGTCATAGAAAAGACGAGTAGTAATTTTAGCATTCTCTTTTGTAAATCTAGATTTTTTTGTTTCACATCTAATGATGTTTCCGATCACTTCTTTACCATCTTTCTCTTTAGACTTAGCAAGATAGATGATAGTCGATGCTGCATATTTAAGACCAGAACCACCGCCCATTTCTTTTGTAGGTACATATGCACCTACTACATCATATGTATGGTTTGTGACAATCATAGGTATGTTCGCTTTACCCAACTTCAAAGTAAGAACACGGAAGATTGCTTTAACAACCTGTGCACGAGTCATATCTCGTGTGTCCTTACCATCAGAAGAGTCTTGTACTTCTTTTGAAGTAGATAACATACCAAGAGAGTCAAGAACAAACATTAATGGTTGACGTTCTGCCTCTGGTTGTTCAAGATATTTGTCAACAATTCTTAATGATTGTGTTCTAAATTCTTGAACTGTAGTAACAGGAACTAAGACCATACGATCAGAAGGAATATTCCTAGTCTCGATCATATCCTTAGATAATGCAGACTCAGATTCAAAATAAATGCACCCTGCTTCTGGATTACTTTCAAGAAAACTTTTTACCATACTAAGAGTAAAGAAAGTTTTACCTGTACTACTCTCACCTGCAATAGCGGTGATCTTGTTGGAAGGTATTCCACCTTTAATACTACCACTTACTAGGGCATTAAAGATGTAACTACCTGTATCTACAAAAGACGCAACGTCTCCTGCTGATACTCCATCTGACACTACACCTGCGTACTCGTTTCCGATGTCACTGATAATGTCTTTAAAAAATGCTGATGTCATACAAAAAGGTCTTCTAAAGTAGCGATTTTTTCTGCTTTCCAGTTGATAGTATCCATAATAACCTGTAAAGGATCAAGAAAACTCTTCTGGAATTGTATATCAAAATCAATGTATTTGTCAAGTCCAAACTCTTTAGGTAATGTTTGGAAAAATGAAATAACATTTTCATTAATTTTGTTTGGTCGTCGAAGATAAAGAAACTTTACTTTCTCTCCCTCTTGTATGAGAGGATACTTATGTGTAACTTTGTTTTTCTTCGCGTGGAAATTATATAGTAACGCACCACGCACGTGTATGGGAGTTCCCTTACTATAAATTGTAGCAGGATTTGAGAATTTGCCAACCCCATTACATCCACGAGGGAATGCAATATCTTCTGGTGGCATAGTTTCAAATTTCTTTCTGAAGTTTCCTACAAATTCTTGTACATCAGATTCTGTACCATTCATAATAACTTTCAGTGCATCTTTAATTGCTGTCCTACAAGCAGCAGGTGTAGATGATTTAACTGCTTCAATACCCATCATCTTTAGTTTAGGTTCAGCGTATTGAACACCCTCACTATTCCATACATTGAGGATGTATCTTTTCTTAGCAGTCCAGATGCCTTTGTTAGCGATATTCTCTCGCTTCATAAACATCTTTTGATCGTATGCGTTTACAGTGGTTGCCAACGCTTCATAAGAATTCTGAATATACTTTTCAAATTCCACATCACACACCTTTTCAAGGAACCTGAGAACGCTTTTATCGCTTTTCTCTCTGCCCTTGAATACAGTTTCAACCAGAGAACCCAGATTAAGATAAATGGAATCGGTATCAGAAGCAATAACATAATCAACCTCCTTTGTTTTTAAAATTTTGTTTATGTAAGAGTTCATTTTGTTTTCTATCCAACGGATAGATAACTGTCCAGACAATGTAATTGCTTCGGCATTGGCAAGACTATAGTATCGGAAGTATTGATTTCCGATAGCACCATAAGCACTGTTAAGTTGAATCTTACGTGCCATCTGGATATTATTAAAAGCAGATATGTCTGCTTGTAATTCTTTATCACCTGTCTTTTCATATTCAGACTTGGCAATAAGCATTTTCTTTTTATAGATCGTACGTTCATCGTAGATCTTTTGCATCATCTCAGGTAAGAAACCTTGAATGTCTCTTCTATATTGTGCACCGTTAGCAGCAACACAATAGTCACTATCAATATCAATCTCACCATTTAAGATTTTGTCCACAGAGATACTTGGGTATCTAGTGGGAACCAAAGTCTCTGGTGAAATGTTATATTCCATAATGAGATGAGGGTACAGAGAGTTAAGGTCGAAACTAACCACCCAATCATATAACCCAGGTATAGGTTCCTTAACGTACGCACCTGCGTATTTGTCATCTTTCTTACTTTCTTGACGAGGTGGAACACAGATCTTTCTCTCCTTTAGATAGTTGTATATAAGTGTATCCCACATACGAACCTGAGAATACACATCTTCAAAGTTTACCTTGGCATCATATGCCATAGTAACTGCCAGTTCGAGAAGTTTCATTTTCTTCTCTAATCTGTCAACTAGATCAACGTCTTTAATGTTGTACTCTACAAACTTCTGCCAATGTTCTGTATAGAAGTCTTTAAAGTTTTCAAACTCACTATGATCTAGTTTACCTTCACCAAGTTCTACTGTAGCAATATGCTCTAGACGATATGACTCTTGATTAGTATATGTAAACTTTCTATAGAGATCAAGATAGTCTAAGATACTGACACCTAGTATATCGTAAGCAAGATTTCTACGTCCTTGAATGTAGACCTCTCGCATATTTACTTTATTCCAAGGTGATAATGACTTCTGCCATTTCTCTCCTAGTACACGTTCTAGACGACGACAAATGTAAGGTATATCATACAAGTTACAGTTCCAACCAGTAATAATATCAGGTGTATTAGAACACCACCACTTATGAAAGTCGGCAAGCATTTCCTGTTCTGTCCAGAACACTCGATACTCTGTGTCTACCTTTGCTTCACGAGTTCCCCAAGTAATAAACTTACCAGTAGCAAGATCTTTGATTGTTATACAAAGCATTTCCTCCTGTGATGCTTCTACATCAGGGAATCCATTTTCACAAGCAACCTCAATATCAATAGTAATGATTTTCATATCACTCATATTGAATCTTAGTTGACCTGGATATTTCTCAGAGATCCATTGATATACAAAACGTTCATAACCGTGAACTTCAAAGTTATCAACGTCTTTATATTTTTCAAGAAACTCTCTTGCACGTTTAGCACCATCCTGTTTTACAGGTGTCATTGATTCACCTGTTAAGGATTTCCATTTACCTTGAGGTGAAGGAACAAATAATGTAGGTTTGATAATCTCTTTAAACGATACTGAATCACCATTTTCATATCCTCTACAAAGGATAGAGTCACCTAGTAACGTTACGTTAGAGTATAATCTGCTCACAATGCTTTCTTGTAATTAGTTATTGCGTCTTTAGATGGATCTACTATAGTCAAAATTACATCAGATGTCAAGAAGACATCTCTTTGATCTGTATATTCTGGGAAAGCAGATACTTTATCACCATCAATTTTCATACAACCTGTAATTAAGTATGATGGTTCTTCATCTAATTCAGTAACCTCTCCCATAAGGTAACTAAGATTGTCCCTTAGTATCACCAGTTTTATTGGTGCCATTCTCTGCCTCCGTTAGTTTTTCCCATTTAGATAATAACTCTGGGTGTGGATTGTAAATTGTTTGAACCTGACTTAACTGTACTAGACAACGTTTGTCTGCTGACATAGGTATCCAAGGAAATAGTTGTAGATCTAAGTCATTAATTTTTTGTGGTTCATCGGTAGTGCCTGATTCAAAAAGCATTTCCGCTGTTGCTTCTACTATAACCTGATAAGGGTTAGTAAGAAAGTATCCAATAGGAGAATATACTTCTTTGTTAGGATACGCTTCTTGAACATCAGCGATTATATCTTCCCCGTTGGCGACTCTTACGATCTTGACGGTCATACTCTTTCTCCATAAGTTGTTGGTAAACACCTTTGACAAGTTCGCCAAAGGCACGACGTGATGAAATGTTTCTTTCGTCTGCTAAGAGACGAACGTAGTAAAGAAAATCCTCGACATCAGATGTAGGGATGTCCATATTGACATTCTCCTTATCTTTAATATGCCGAGGTGTGCAGTTCACATAGTGGTTCATAAATTTAGTTGAATAAAAAAGAGACCCGATGGGTGGGTCTCTTCAGTTGTGTATTATGTATAAAGGTTTAGAAAGTGTACTTAAGTCCTGCTTTCCCTGCCCAGTCTACGTCATCAACATTAGTTGCTGCGGATAACTCACCATAAACTCCTACACTATCAGTAAGTGTCTTACCACCACCGATGTAACCGATTAGTTCAGTGTCACCGAACTCATCAGCAGCTTCTGTGTGAGTTACTGTAGGACCACCAGATACATACCAGTCAATTCCGTTAGGAGTTGTTCCTTCGTATCCAAGTTGGAATTCCCATGTACCAGACTCATATGCTCCGTCTGGATATGAACCACTAGCTTCTACATTAACGTAAGGACCAGCAAAAGCGGCTCCAGAGAATAGAAGAGGTGTTGCTGCAAGAGCAGCGATTGTTGATTTAATCATTTTTGTATTTTTTGTCTCGCAGATACTAAAAAACCTGCGGATGATAATTTCCCCGACATGGGAAACTGTTTACATCTACGCAGGGTACGATCTTTCGGGCCTGTGTGTGTAATGTTATTTATTATACATTTTCTTCGGGATTATGTCAAGCTATTGTTTCTTAACACAAGAAAGTAAATCTTATAAGACATATAAGAAAAACTAATTTAAGTAAATGAATGTAGATGCTCCTGAGTCAATATCCACATCCTTAGCAGCTTCAATAGCAACATTGTTCTTTGATTTTATCGTGATATCATTATCAACCAACGAAGGAATATCTAATCCACCTGATGTCATAGCAATACCTGTTTTAGATTTTAAGTTAAGGTTAGCACCAGTGCTTATAGATCCAAGACCAAGTGTTGATGAAAGATTAAATAAAGCTTTTGCTGATAATTGCAAATCAACACCTGCACCTATTTTTACACTTCCTGTTTTAGATTCTATATTCATACCACCAAAACCTGCACTAGGAGCATTCAATCCTATGTGAAGACCATATAATCTGTTCAATACAAGTGGCACACCAGGTAATGCTTTGTTACCCATGATTCTAGTTGCCGATACTCCACCTACATCCATATCATAATCGCCACCAATTCTACGATTGATGTGTCCAGAGATAACAATATTGTCAGATGATCTAGGATCATCTGCTTTCATATGACGTTCTAGAACATTATGTGTAAGTTTCAGACCATTTTCTATTTTTTCTGAATAGTTTTCTTCAATAGTATTTGCATTTATGATTTTAAATTCACCGTTAGTATCAATAGTAATTCCACCTGGTGCTTTAAGAATAAGAGTGTCAGCTGCATCAATAACAATATTAGTTCCTTTTATTGTGTGAGTTCCTTCTGTTTCCGATACTACATTACCAACATTATATTCTTCTACTGCGATTATTTCATCGTCTTCTCCTTCCTGTAGAAAACTTTTCCTATATCCTGTTCTCTCGGTTGCAATAGGACCAGACTTAATTATCTGTCCTCCTCTACAAATAGTAACAAGTTTTCCGTTACCATCTTTCTTAGGACCTGTTTGTATATTAATGTTTCCATTTTGAAATACATGTATTCCATGACCAAAATTTTTACCACCAAGAAATGCTGACCTTATATCAGTTCTTATAGTAAACACTTCACTATTAATTAGAACTTTATGAAGCGTATTACCTGTTGATGGTTGTGTCTCATTCTCTGTAGTAGGTTGTACTAACGAAGAAGAAGCGTTAAATTTTTCAGCATTTGTAGTCATAATATTTACTATGGACAATCAATATAAGATCCAGTTCCAACCTTAGCAGAACCAATTATAACACGTTCATCAGGATCTAGACAAACGAATGAAGGTATAAATCTTGCTCCTATTCCACCACCACCAGAAATAATAATTTCTGGATACTCTTCAAATGTAACAGTTCTATCCTTAATTCTAACAGCGATTACTTGTCCATCTGTATTGATTTGTGCTTCGGCAATATCTCTTGATTTACCAACAAAAACTGTTGGAACAGATGTATAACCTCTACCTGGTGATATCATAGTAAATGAATCAATAATACACTCTTTATTAGCAGTAGATGGTGTATTAATTTTGTATCCAAATCCAGGATTAGTAATACGAACTTCCCTAGCAAATCCATCATTATCTAATAACATCTCACCCGTTGCTCCATAACCATTACCCGTAATGAAAACTGCTGGACGTTCTATAAAACGATCACCAGAATCTTGTATAGGTATCTCAAGAACTCCACCATCACCATTTGTTATAATTTCACCTGCTATTGGCAATTTATTAGCACTACTACCAGTTGTATCATTTTCTGAAAGATCTTGATCACTCAAATTAGTGAGTTCAGAAGATATTATAACACTTGCTTGTGCTCCCGTACCAGGAATTGCAAATACAAATGTTTCTTCTGCTTCAAGATCAGTATCTTCTTTGATACCCACTACAACTTTAGCATTATAATCTCCAAAATCTTCTACAACAAAAACACCTGTTAGAGTATTAGATATAAAATCACTTGGTGTAATATTAGATCCAACTAAGTTGTAATCAAATTTAGTTCCTATAGCAACATTAGTTGTAACAATAGTAAATGTAACAAACTCTCCCTCTTTTACTGTTGATCTATCAGCAGTAACTGAATATGTGGCAGTGGTAGATGGTGCTTCTCCTGTTTCATCAGGATTTACAACATCAACCCAATTATCAGGATTTTCTATATTGATACTAGGAAAATCTATATTTGATGTTTCATCATCATCGTCACCAAGATTACCATCAGTATCTCCACCACCTTGAGTTGGATCATCAATTCCTTTAACGGGAGTGATGACACATCTTGCAATATTATTGAAAAAGAATGATGGAAATTCTGTACCAGAACCAGGTGTATCTGGAACTATTTTCAAAAAGAAATCTTCTTGGAACTCTGCTATATTATCTTGATATGTTTTAACCTCAATGGTCTTAGAAGTTTGACCTCCTGTAAATCCTACCACACCACTAACATCTTCAAAATCAACACCTTTCGTTGCAGTGCCATCTGATACACTAAACTCAACACTAGAAGCTTCATTGAGATATCCACTTCTTTCAACAGTAAATATTGCAGTCTCTCCTTCTTTGACTTTAATATCTTTTACAAGATATTTAATTGTTTGATCTGGTTTTTGAATACCACCAACAAATACAATATTAGTATCTTTTAATTTAGTTCCCTCATATACATCATCACAAGTATAAGTTGCCCAATCTTGACCAGTTCCCCAATTATTAAGATCTTTTAATAGTCTATCAAGGAAATCTTCTCCATCATCACCAGAATTATCAGTACAAATTGTCTTCTTAGGATTACATTTCTCATTAGGTCCATTACATTCTATACCAAGAAGAGTTAAAACTTTATTAATTGCATCTCCAATTATATTAAGTGGTGCAGCAATTGCACCTAAAATATTTTGTAATGGTCCTAAAATACTTTGAAGAAGATCATTCATCAATGATTGAATTTTATTTAACAATCCTTGTACAAATTCATCAACTTGACATGCTGCTTGTTTGTAGAGATTAAAAAGGTAACCAAAAATAATATTCTCCAACCATTCAGCAAGACGAGTTGCAAGATCTTTCATTGTACATCCAACTTTTTTTAGTTGTTTGTTGATACGCTCTGTAAGTTTATTCAGTCCTCTTCCATTTTTATCAGGTTTTAGAAGTGATTTTGTAATCCATTTAGATGCTTCTTTAATTTTGTCTAGAACAAATCCTTTTATATTGGCAACAAATGTTCTCATGATGAGAATTGCTTTGTCAACATATTCTCTACCAAGGTCTATCTGATCATATATCCCACCAGACAACTCACCTACAAGATATGTTCCTAACTTACCATCATTTCTTTGAATCTCATATAACATTTCAGAGAACAATCTGGTATACTTAGATTTTACATCAGTTTTACATGTGCTTGGTCTTTCTACACATACTTTTGTACCAGCGGTATTTGAATTACTATTTTCTCCATCCTGAGCTTCTTGTAAATTATCTTTGGTATTCTCAATAACTTTAGTTGAATCATCAGTCTCTTGTTTTATACCAGTTGTTACTTGACCTACATCAGTATTTGTTTGATCAACAACTTCACCATCTTTTTCGCTTGATAAATCAGCTGGAGTTGTTGTGTATGGAAGAAATGATGTAAATGCTTGACATTCTTTTGTTGGATCTTCTCCTTCTAATTTTTTATCTGTTGAATGAGCAACACCACCAACAGATCCAATAACGCATGGATGTTGTTGTTCATTGTCAAGGAAAAATCCTATTACCCAAACTCCCTTATCAAGTTTATTTGAAACTGTTGTAGAAGCACCAGGTATATGTGGTGTAGTTACAGGAAATGTAGAAATTGCCCAAGGCAAATCATCAGTCTTGACAGAATTACAATTTTTTGGATGTAATCCAACAATTCTTACTTTACATCTTCCTGATTTTTTAGGATCGTCAGTAGTTGGTGTCTCAACTTGTCCAATCCACCATCGGAATCCGTCAGATCCTATTTGGTGAATTGGATAAAGTTCATTTAAGGCAGAATCAATCGTCATATACTAGGCACTCTGGTTCGTCTGGATGCATTTCACAGAACAATTCTAAAGCATTAGGGTCATGATGATCACCTGCTTGAATCTCATCTTTATGATGTTCTGCATAAGTTTCTAGTTCTTCTAGTTCTACTTTTGCATGTCTACGGGCAGCAGGATTTGATGTTGGATCATCTATGATGTCTTTATCTTTTTTAATATGTTGTTCTATACTTTCCATATATTCTCCTTATTTTACTATACTTTCTTGTTCTTTGATTCCTTGAGAATCTCTTACCAAGTCTAACACAGTATATACATTTCTGCTATCGGTCATGTTGAATTGATGATTTACTTGTTTAATCATGTATGTACCACTGTGTTCTGGATCGTAGGCAATCTCTCCTTTTACAGCTTCTGATGCTTGTTCAGGAATTCTTATTTCAATTTTATCACCCGCACATAATTCAAGATGTCCTGTTAAAGATATAGTTAATTGTTGATTAAACAATATACCTGCTCTTGCAAGACCTTGAGATAGATAATTTAATTGATAATCCTGATAAGGATGACTACCATCTCCACCATTTTCGGTAGAAGCGATTTTAGGATCTGGATTCCAGACCTCATTGTCAAGAATAGTTGACATTATTCTCGTTGGAATTTTTGATAATTTACGTTGACCTTCGGGTAGTGTTGTTTGACTACCTAAATGTTCCATATCATCCCATGAATTCGTAAGAGAATAGACTTGCTCCTCGTATGTTAGTGTATTTATGTCAATAGCACACATGATAGAAGAGTAATGACCCTCTCTCAATCTTTTGATTATATCAAATTCTTGACCAAATACAATTTCTTGTATTCTGTTTAGAGAAGGATCACTAAGTTTAGCAGGTTGCCAGAAAAACTTATCTCCTCTAACTGGATTTGCATCAGAAATTAAAGTATCAATAGATTTAAACACAAATCCCCTATTGGTTTGAAAAAATAGAAAACCAGCAGTTCCAGATCCTTTTTGAGATTCAGAATCTACTACATCACTAACAACCTCAGTTTCTTCTTCTTTTTTTGAATCATTTGCTGTAATCGCAATTTTTTCTGCTATGGACTTCTTTAAAAATGATTTAATTAATGTATATGGAGTTTTCTTTGTAGGAAGAATTTTAATACTTGTGACTGACCTTTCTACATCTACTGATTCACTATCAATTTCCATATCCTTAGTTAATAATTCTGTCACTATTTCAGAGACATTACCTGTTAACTGTCTATTGATAGCAGTTCCTTCGTTACGCAATCCCTCATATGATATTAGTCCTAAAGTATAAGTTTGTTTTCTCTCATTTACAACTCTATTGGAGATATTCCATATACGAAAATCATATGTATATCTTCCATTTTCATTTGGACCAGAAGTTTTAGTTAGATCATCAACTTCAACAACAACTCTTTCAAATCCTTGAATTGGCATGGTAGAAATAACATTTTCTGTATTATCTTGTACCACCATAGTGGCAGCATAAGATGGCCACATAATATCTTCAAAGTATTGAAATTGTTTACACATATCACCAGCAAGGTTAACATATGGTTTCGCTTCTTCACCTACCTTATACAAAGACATCCGAATAACTTTAAACTCTGTTGCGTAATTTTTACTCATTTAATTATACCGCATATGGTGATATATAAGTTCCATCTTTCAATGGATTACCTCTTACTGCAATTGCTGAATATTCTATCTGTTGATCTCCACCATCTTTATTAACATTTGCATTATTCATAACTACCTGACTTTCTGGGTCAGCTAATCCATCTACCATACTATTAACTTCATCTTGCATTGACATGTTATATGCTACTTCAGAAGTTCTTAATCCATAGTTAGGTGAATTAAGATAATCATATGCATTATCATAGGTAACATTTTTAGAAAAGAACTGACTATCTCCTGTAGCTAAGTCAATACCTGTAAACAATTTAAACCTCTCTTTAGCATCTTCAATCATCTGTTTATCTTTTATAAAAATCTCAGGACTTTTATATGGAGAGTTGTAAAAAAGTCTAGTAGGAGTACGACCATCTTGAGGTGTGGATGCTATTTTATTTCCACCATAACCATGACCATATCCACCAATGCCATATCCACCAGTGCCATTGACACTCATTCTATTATAAGTGGTAGACCCACCTCTACCATACAATGATCCACCAGTTCCCTCTTCTTGTTCTGGTTCTTCTCTACGTCCTAAAATAAAATCTATAAATCTAGCAAACAATCCTTTCTCTTTTCTTCTTGAACGCCCACCAGAACCTTTAAATTTTTCTCTACTTCCATCTTCTTGATCTATTATATTAGAACTCATCACATCAGGAATTCCAAAAGCTGATGCTATGGGAGAACTCATAGATTTTAAAGATGCTGCAACCATAGGTGAAATATTTTCTGTTCTTAAAACTTTGTTCATTAATCCCATAGTAACTAAACCAGCAGCTTTAGATGGTAACTGTATTGCTTTTGCAAGCATATCTCCAGCACCTGATCCACCAGTGCTTCTACTTCCAAGTGAGATACTAGGAGGACTAGCCATACTAATATTTGGTCTAAATGTTGGAGTCATTGAATCAGAATTATCAGTACCTCTTTCTGCCATCATTGGCATAGTTGCTATAGGTTTTTGTCCTATAGCACTTGGTTGTCCTTGTGTGTAATTATTATCAAGAGGAATAACTGCTTCATCACCATGAAGAACAGCAAGATATCCACTATCAGGACCTGAAGCAATACCACCTTCACTAAACTCACCTGCAAATGGTATATCAAGTTGATCAGGATTTTGTGGTGGTGTAGTAGTAATAGGACCTCTATCATCTTCTGCTATGTCATCTGCTCTCATCTGACGGATCTCTTCATTATCCATGTCTTGCATAAGAATCTGATTAGCAGATGACATGTCAGTAGCCATTTTCTGTTCAGTTTTTTTAGCAGAAGTTTCTCTCTCATCAGCAAGTTTTCTCTCTTGATTATTAGAATATCTTAATGCATCAATAATAGCGTCTAATTTGTTTTCAAGAGTATCAGAACTATGTTCTAATTTTTTATAAGTTTGACTAATACCATCTTTTGCAACTTCTATGCCTTCAGTTGTTTCATCTGCTTTTTGATTTAGAGAATTTATACTAGAACTCAACGATATTGATACAGCAGCTAAGAAATTACCAAGTAATCTATCATGAACTACAATTCCTGGTGATGAACTAGTATTGGTAACACTTGGTCTTCTAACCAAACCATCAAAAGGAGTTGAGTTTACAATTTCTGGGTTTATAGGACCTCTTCCACCACCACTGCCACCAACCATAGGATCTGTACCAGATACATTTGATCCACCTTTTCCTTGAGAGATATAATTTCTATCTTCAAATCCAAAATATGCTGACAACAATCGTTGAGTAATTGCTGTTGTTAGATCACCTGTATATGTTTTCTGCATTGATGCCATTATACTGTATGCCTTGCTAAGTTATATGCTTCAAAGAAATCACTTTCTTCTTGAACTGCACCAAAAGAAATTAAATTTTGATTAGTGTTAACAGTTTGATTATTAATGATTACGATAGGAAGAGGTTTTGTTGCTTGCCTTTTTGTCATTAATCTCTCGCTACTACCATTTTCAACTAGATTTGTCATAGTTGATGCTAAATTACTATTTGCTTCAATCCTATTTAATGAACTTGTATCACCGCTAGTTGTAAGTGGTTTTAATCTTTGTAAAAGACCATTTGGTGTTGATCCTTCTCCACCAACAACCAAATTAATTAATTTATCAGCATTAGAATAACGTGTAGCACTACCAGGTTCAAAGAAATCAACACTAGTATGCCACCCTGACATATTACCTGCATTAAGTGGTTGTAATTGTGGTACGCCAGGTGTATCCACACTCACAAATCCAACAGAACCAAGAAGATCACCAGCAGATACCTCTTGTCCTGCACTAACAGCAATACCACCATCAGGAAAATGAGCATATAAAGCATCAAATTGTCTTCCATTACTAGGATCTATGCTTCTAACAACAACTACATTACCATATCCTTTACCATATAATAATCCAGTCTCAAGAACATAACCAGGAAACAAATTGTAGTTATTCTTATAATCTTGGAAACTAAAATCAACACCTGGTTCTCCAGATCTATCTCTACCTTGCTGACCATGAAACTCTATGGTTGATGGACCACCTACTCCGAACATAGGAGTTTGTGCAAGTTTTATACTAGTACCCCATCTACCTGTTCCACCAGCAGGTAATG